CCAGTTCCTCCGTTATTTCCAAAACCTGTTAATCCATTACTATCACCTTGGTTTCCAGAACCTCCTCCAGCTCTAGCACCGCCTCCACCAGAACCTCCAGCAAGACCAGGGCCTGAACTACCGCCTCCGCCGCCTCCGCCACCATTAGCAGTTGCGCCTTTAAAAGTTGTATTAGATCCACCAGCTCCGTTTTGGTTACCTGTTCTTGTAGCTCCTCCTGAGCCAATACTAACTGGGTAATCGCCCGCTGTAAAATCTGAAAAAGAACCTTCTAAATAACCGCCAGCACCGCCAGCACCACCGTTTCCTGTTCCATCTCCACCGCCGCCGCCTCCAGCGACCAATAAAACTTCAACAGCATAGACAGAAAGATCAGAGTATTCTGTAGTTACTGTAAATGTACCTGATGATGTGAATGTGTGAATTTTAAAATCTCCATCAGTAGTTATTGTACCACCTGTAGCTTCCATAAAAGTAAAAGATGCTCCTGAAAATCCAAACCCTCTAGCTGAGGCTGCTCCTCTTGTTCCTATAAATGGCATTATTCATCACCTCCTGTTTCTGGTAGTTCCCATGATTGCGTTGATTCTTGCCAACGCCATTGTGTAATATTATTTGGTTTTGGAACTGGTGGGTTCCAATTAAAATCACTGTCTAACGTCCAAGAAGGCCACGGTTGTTCAATATAAAATCTATCTGAATCTGGAGCCCAATTATCTCCTATTGATGGAGCTACCCCTCTCCATTCTCCTGTTCCTTCTTGATACATTCCTGCTGCTTTCCAAGTACCAGTAGTTTGTCTAACTTGATTAGCAAAAGCAGTAGTTAATTCATCACTGATACCGTTTTCATCAGAAATATCTGTTTCAGCTACAACAATAACATCGACTACAACATTATTTTCATCTATTTTTGCTGCATTGTATAACATATAGTTTCTACTCCTCTTTATATCTTCTGAATTTTGTTTGGAATAATAATTCCATAAGCCCAAAATTACCTTTACGCAAACTGCGCTTGTGAAGCAAACGCTGTAAATGCTGCATCACCAGTTTTTATAATTGTGTACTGGTACACGTCAACTGAGTTAACATTTCCCGCAGTAGGTGCTGCACCTCCCTGCCATTCAGGAGTCACCGTTGATCCATCAATTTGAAATACATTGTTGTAGTAAGCAGTACCACCTTGAGTTACTAAATGTGCAACTGTGATAGACTCACCAGTATCCATAATAGTATTTAAAGTTGTAGAACCGTCTCCTCTAACATTTAAAGTATAGTTGCCTGAAGCATTTGAAGTAAAATACCATACTGCTTGTGTAAGAACATCGTAGTTAACAGTTCCTGTAGCAGCCGTAGCTTCTACTGTAACTTTTTCTGCAACACTTTCAATTTTACCTTGACCATCTACAGTAAATCTTCCGTAACCGTTAGGGGCTACAGTCATATCAGCGTTAGCGCCATCTGTAATAGTAACTGTTCCTGAGTTAGTTCCGCTGTTTGTACTTAAAATTAAATCAGTTGTTCCGCCAGTAGTTAATGTCAGAGTTCCAGCACCATTAGATGTTAAAACTGCTGCCGCTCCTGAGTCTCCAACTTTTACAGTATCACCTGCAAGAACAACATCTCCAGTTCCTTTTGGAGTCACGTTGATGTCAATGTTTGAGTCATCACCAGTAGATGAAAGAGTAGGTCCTGCACCTGTCGCTGCGTTTGCAATTGTAAATTCATTAACTGCAGAACCCGTAGCTGTTAAAAGAGCTAGTTGGTTTCCGTTAGTATCTAAAATAGAAGTTCCTATTGCAGGAGACGTTAAAGTTTTATTTGTTAAAGTTTGAGTTCCAGTAAGAGTTACATCACCAAAATCTAGAGTGTAAATGTCTGGGTTAGTTCCATCGTTTGCTGTAGCAAACACAAGTTGATCACCTTTGTCTGTTGCACTAAAAGTAAATGAATCTCCTGATCCAGAAGCATATTTAAATTGTACTGTGTAAGCACCTGATGTCGAATTTCTTAAAAAATAAAAAGTTTGTGCATCTAAAGGAATTGTTACGATTTGGTTTCCAGTAATAGAACCTGTAAACTCAATCATTCTGTGAGACATAACTGCCCCAGTTGCCCCATCAGATACAGATAAAGCTGTAGTTTGTGCACCACCTGCTATAGATTGTGCAGAATATCCACCAGCAATTTGCTCGATGATATTTAAATTCGTATTTGTTTTTGTTCCCCAAGTACCGGCATTTTCACCGGTTGCCATTAATTCTACGCCAAGCGCTGTGTATGTTGATGCCATAATTTTTTGTTCTCCTTAATCAATTAAGCAGCATGATTTACATCTGTATAAGATGTATTGCCGGTTATGTCAATATCTTTGTAACCTATTGTTCCAAAGCCAGTTGTACCTATTTCTGCGGTTGCTTCAACCCCTGTTAATCCCACAACGTCCGCAGGAGCAATAGCTCCTACACTTGCTGTTACAGCAGATGGTGCTGTTAATATAACTCCTATTCCTGAAACAATAGATCCAACTGCAGAAGTTAAAATAGCCGGTGTAGTTACACCATCACTACCAATTATAATTAATTGTGTTTCTGTAACCTCTATTGATCCTACACTTGCTGTTGCTTCAACCCCTGTTAATCCCATAACGTCTGCAGGAGCAATAGCTCCTACACTTGCTGTTGCTGATACTCCTGTTAATGGAACACCTATAGCAGGTACAATTGCTCCAACACTTGCTGTTGCTGATTGCCCGCTTGGTACATATGAAAATTCTAAATTAATAGATCCAACACTTGCTGTTGCTGCACTAGGTGCAGTTAGTCCTACGACGTCCGCAGGTAACAAAGATCCAACACTTGTTGTTGCTACTGGTAGTGCCGTTAATTGAACTAATTTATTAAATGAGTCTCCATAAGGTTCTTCACCCCAACCATTTCTACCCCAACCAACTAAAGTACCGGCATTATCAAAGTCTCCGACTTGAGAAGTCATTTGACTTGGAGCCGTTAAATCTGCAATTGAAAGTTGAGTTGTTGTTAAAGACCCTAATGAAGATGTTAAATTAGTAGGCGCAGTTAAAGGGGCATCTATAAATTGTTCAGCAATTAAAGATCCTAATGAAGTGTTTAAAGCAGCAGGTGCAGTTAAAGCGACAGCAAAGTTTACACCCCAACCATCATTACCCCATTGAGCTCCACCCCAACCGTTTTGATTAAAGGCTGTTAAAGAACCAACTGAAGTTGTTGATGCAGATGGTGCTGTTAAAGAAATTGAAACAGTATTTGATTGCCAGGAGTTATCTCCCCAGGCTACTGAAGGACTATCACCACCCCAGATAGATGCCATAAGGATTTACCTCCTTATGCTATTCTAACTATAGCCGTTGTCGCTGCTTTAGCTGGGAATTGAATAGTAAAAGTTCCACTTGAAACTGTTTTGTCTCCACCAAAAGCTACTGCACAAACAGCAGGATCACCTGTTGCAGTGTCATTGTAGATTAAACATCCATTCGCTGTGAATGATGCTGACGTAAAACTAACGTCATCAAAATCAGCACAAGCTGTTGATCCATCTAAAGATGGAGTAATGTTTGTTAAAGCTTTTCCGCCTGCAGTGTAAGCAGATCCAGAAGAGTTAGTGATTTCATTTGATGTAGAGTAAGCAGTAGTTGATGCACTTAGAGTTGCAGAACTTGTGTATAATGCAATTTTAAAAGTATTTCCTGTAGACGCTGTAAAGTTATGAGTCGCAGTCATAAGTTCGTTTTTAAAACTGTTACATATTGCCGATGTTATTGCCATAATTTTTTCTCCTTATTTATGGAGACGGTGACTTAACTGGTATTCTAACTGTTCCGTCAGTATAGTCGTCTCGTCTTCGTCTACCCAGTTGCATTCCTGCGAACTGTTGTAGTGCATTTTTATACTTATTTTCATACAGTGTCAACATATCTATTGGACCTTTTAAAAATCCATATGCCTCCACCAAACAAGCATACAACAAACCTTGTGGGAAATATGTGCTTAAATAAGTCTCCGAATTTCCATCACTCCCAGAACCTAATCCTGTAGGATATTTATTATAATATACTCTAAACATATAATTTGCGTCAGGTGTAGGAGCTAGATACATCCCTCCAGATGTTGTGCTAGATGTGCCAGTTGCCCCACCAAACATAGCATAATATTTAGGTAAACCGGTTACATCTTGTGATGTCAAATCCCCTTCTGGTCCTGTTAATCTATCTACATATTCTGATAAATACGTTTGATCCTTTTTCTCTAACCAAGTTCCTTTTCCTTGTGTGTTAGCTGTAGAATCAAAAACTTCTATACCTCTTATAAATAAAGCACCTGCTGGCGCATTAATCGTATTATCATCTGCAACTAAAGTCCCTTCTTGAACTTTTCTATCAGCGTCCATTGGAAGTTCTTGATTGATTCTCATTTCGGCTGCCATGATAATTCCATCTACAATAGTTGTAGATAAAACATCTGAACTTACTTCTGTGTAATCCCTAATCGCATTAGTTAATGTAGTATATGTATATTTTGAAATTCCTGACATAATTATGCTCTATCATTTATGGGTCCAATTGTACATTGAAAACCACCTCCCGTTTCTGTGCTTGATGCAGCGTTAGTTAGTGTAACATTTATACCATCAAATTGTGTAGTTGTAGATGGTTGACCTGTACTTGGAACCGATGTCTCATTTAAAGAAACAACCTTATAACAACCAAAAACTTTTGCTAAATTAGCATGAGATCCAGCAACTGTAGATACAGGAGCTGTTCCTCTATAGGGTGCACTTGTTCCTCTAGTACAACCTGTTAATTGATTCGTAGATCGTCCTGTATATTTTATAACTTCATTTTGATACATTCCAACTTTTAAAGGATCGTTTGTATCTTGAGCAGTTAATACTTTTTCAATTACTATAAATCCAGAAGTTGGAAATTCAGAACCATCTGTTAAATCAATTGTAGTAGCGCTATCTGTTATTGCTCCATTTAAGGTAGTAGACATTTGTAATGTTGAAATTGCTACACCACCTACAGGAGATTTAACATTTCTAAATCTTACAAAGTCATTTACTTGTAAAGCGCCATTTGGAAAATTAATTTTTAAAGTAGTATTGGATGCAGTTACAAAAGGGTTTTCAGGTAAAAAATCTTCTGTTGGAAATTCTGTTCTTGCAGTTCTTGCTCTTTGTAAAGCTTGTGGATCTGCACTTGTTGGTTTAGGTTCTAATTGTGGTTGTTTAGGCTCGTATTCTGAAATATGAACCAGGGCGCCATTCCATTCTCTAACCATTTCGTTGTATGGAAAAGCCATACCAGATCTGTCTGAAATTGCTAAAGCGTATTTACCTTGTGAAAAAGTAGTCATTAACTAACACCGGGATAATATATTTTAGGAGAGATGTATGTGGAGTTAGAAGAACCATCTTCATCTTCTGCTCTTAATAACTCATCTTCATATAATAATTTTAATTCTTGAACTCTTTGTGGTGCATATTTTACAGCTAAGTAATATGACAGTCCTGCAATCATACATGGTATAAATCTATAAGGAACATCAGTTGCATTTGTGTAAGCACCCACATCATCAATTCTTTTTGTATAATAAAAATTTATAAAATCACCAGCTTGTGAAGTGCCCGGTGTTAAATATAAAGTAACAGTTGTTTTATCAATAAATCTTTGAACCCAATATTGTGTGGGTAAACCTTTACTTGTTTTATTAGAAAACCCTTGATACTGTGATCTACTAATTTTTGTCATAGGTGTATCTACATTTGTAGATGCAACCCTGTAATTTAATTCTTGTATGTCAGTCATTCCGTTTGGAAACTGTAAAACAGTATCACCACTGCTGTGTGTAGCAGCTGTGCTTCCGTTAACACCTCTAACACATCCTGTTAGGTTCAATGAGGAGATTCCAGAATAAGTAATCTGTTCTGTTCCAATAATAATTATACCGCTTGTAGGCAATCCTGTAACCGAAGCAACACCAATAGTTGTTACAGTTGCATTTATACCTGCAGATAAAGTTGTGCTGATACCATCTGAAGAACCGTCAGATGGTGATCTAAAAAATGTATATACTGCTTGACCATCTACTAAAGTTACACTTTGATTTTTAACTTCCCAAAAATGTAATCCTCTATTTCCCCATTCGGAAAATAAAATATTTAAAGATCTCTTAGCAGTTTTTAACTGATAACCAGAGACACTTTGCATACCAATACGTTCGTATGCATCTTCAATAATCTCATCTATTCCAAGGTTTTTATCAAAAACATAAGAACTCGAAGTAACATTAGCCACTCAGACCTCCTAGCTTAAGTTTGGACCAGAAAATTTGTCTGTCAATAAAGTATAAGCAGCGATATTTGTTTTAGTTTTACAAAAAATTCCTTTTGGAAATAAAATTCCATCTTCAGGAAAGTTAAAATTAATTACATCACCTGTTGGAACATCTGCAAGAAATAAAGTTGTTCCTGAATTCGATGTTGTTGTAAGTTCTAAAACACCTGCGCCCCCACCATCAGAAGCAATAATTATACCTCTTAATCTTATTGGTGGTTCTACAATAGCTGTTGCACCTGCAGCTGCATCGGATCTCGTTGCTTGTATATCATTTTTAAATCCCATTTGTTCTCCTTATATTTTATGTGGGGCCGAAGCCCCACACTAATTATTTATTAAACTGCCGCGCTAAACGGAGTTGCTGGTGTACCAGTACAACCAGACTCTACATCAACTTTCCATTGAGTAGAACTAATTGCAGTACATGTAACTTTTGCAAAAGTTACACCACCAGTTGTACTACCGTTTAAAGTAATAGTGTCTGATGCTGCAACAGTTTCAAAACCAACAACGTTATCAGAAGAGTCGTCAATAAATTTTGCGCCTCCAACCATAACATCGTTAGCATTTGCAACTTGTACAACAAAATCTCCAGTCTTAGTAATTGATGCAAAAATTTCAAAACTTGCACCTATGTTACTTAGATTGTTTAGATCTGCTCCTGGTCCTGCAACTGCAGAATCAGCGTTAGCATTAATTGCTGGTAATGTGTAAGTTACTGCACCTGCTGCATTATTGTGTACAATTCTACCCGCATGAGTAGCAACTGTTAATGAAACGCTAGCGTCAGCGTCTACAACATTAGCTGGACCTGTAGTAATAAATCCATTTTTAGATGTTACTGGTCCTTGAAACGTAGTGTTTGCCATATTATTATCCTCCTAGTTATTTGAATACCGTCTCTAGGCCGTCGACTATACGCGTCGATATTCAATTTTATGTATAGTGTGAGTATTATATGTTATTTTTTAGTAGAGTGCAAGAGAGCCTGTAGTGTGGAGTGGATTTTTTCCAACGATGTAGCTTTTTATTAAGTAGCTACTGAAACTTGTGGAGCTGATCCTTCGACAGTATTCTGTCTGTGGGCAATAGCTGCTTCTTCCAGCTTGATCTTTGTAATGACTTCTCTAACTTTGTCATCAATTCTGACCATTTCAAGAGTATACTTATCATTAGATAGATGCTCTTGTTCCCACTTCAACTCCAAGGACCTTTTTTGTTTGTAAAGGTCTTGTATCATTTATAACCTCTTCATAAGTTATTCGATAAGGAAAGTTTCTAAACATTCCCGATTTTTCCCAAACTATACTATTTTCTCCTAGCTTGTCAACTATTGATTGCTCTAAAGAAATGGCATCATCTTTAGATTCTACTTCAAATCTACCGTGATGATCATAAGCATATATGTTTATTAGGAATTTTTTCATGGTTTTATCTTTCTATTTATTAATTGTGGCGAGACTATGTCCCGCCACAAAAATTAAGTATTAAGCTCCTGGAGAACCGAAGATACCTCTAGGGTCAGATACGCCAAATACGTATCTTTCTCTAGCTTTGTATCTAACATTACCAGTATCGAAATCACCTTCCATTTTAGTAGTCAATGGAGATCTTTCGAAATGTTTCATACCATTTGGCACATCTGTAGTAATGAAAAACGCGTCAGTGTCTGTTAAGAAATTATTAACAGAGTATCCTTGAGGAATCATCCCCATAGATCTGATTGCGTTGATATCATTATCAGCAGTTCCAACTCTACCAGCAGAAGCCATAAGTCTTTCCGCTGTGAATTGTAGTGCAGATGGGATGATCATCTTAACAGCTTTTGCAGCGATCTTTAAACCTCTTTCATCAGTAAGAGCAGCAATGTCAATCATTGATTGCTCTAGTGAAGTTTCGTTTAAGTCCGCAGCAGTTGTCAACGTATTCTGGAAAGTTCCAGCAATAGTTGGGTGAGCTGTGTTGAAAAGAGTTACACCATCACCAGAAGTGAAAGTACCGCCAGGCATTCCATTATTTAGTGGGTTAACTGCTTTAACTTGTTTAGTTTGAGCCATAGATCTTGCTAAAGCTTT